CTATCTTCTTGCCCCCATATTCCAATATATTCAACTGATACATGAAATCCACTACATTGAACACTATTAGCATTATTACTTTTTTCTTGTATAACTTTAACTGGTGCAATACTTGTTGGAGAAGCACCAAGAACTGGATTATAATAATTTCCTGTCCAAGTTGGACTATTAACAATAGTTTGACTTACATAAACATATGCCCCACCAAGTATACTATATCCTATTCTTCCAATTGCAGTGGGACTAGTTCCAACATTATAACCACCAATCCACATTGACGCTGGACCAATTACTGCACCTAGCATAGTTTGTTTAGTTAAAACATCTGATACTCCTTCAATAGTAGCTAGAGCAGTAGTAGAAGTTAAAAAAGACGCCATATTTGTAGCAGTTGGAATTGGATTTACAAATTGGTTAAGCATTTGATATACGCCAGACCAATTAGTAATAGTTCCAGAATCAAATTTATGTGACCTAATGTGAGTTCCTGTTAACCAATCTAAACTAGTTAATGATTCTACTCCACCTACAGTTGGAACATCCGCACACATCCAATCATCTAAGTCTACATTCCAAACATTTTCCCCACTACCATTTATTTGTCCTAATCTAGAATTTACATGATAATCATTTCTACTTATTCCAATACCACTAACATCAGTAACATTTAATACTAAAACATGATTAAAATATACTCGAACCCTTCCAGTTCCTCCCGCCCCCGGAGCATATTCTAAAATAACATCTATTAATATCCATCTACCGATAGGTATTGCAACTGTCCCCAATAGATTTCCTACAGTTGCATTTCCAGTCCAAACTTCTAAATTACCTGTAGCATTATTAATTCTAATTGCTGCGCCTTCATTAGTAACACCTTGAGCAAACCAAAGATAAAGTGTATTAGTGCCTAATGCATTTACTCGAATATACCATCTTTCCCAAGAAGTTTTAGGATGTAATCCTACTCTATATGTAGCTACTGCATGTGTTACTTCACCACCACCTGTTAAATTTTGACCCTTTAATGCTTGACCATAACCTTCAATAGTTCTAGAAGCACTTCTAGAGCCATAGGGAGCGGTGCCAATAGCATTTCCTTCACCACTAGCACCACTAACTTCATAACCATGAATCCATCTACGTTGTGGAATAGGAGTTGTAGGTGTTACTCCTGCAATTAATTTATTAATAAAGAGAATAGTTCCAAACCATGCAACAGTTCCATCTTCTCCTGCGGGCCATCCACCTACAGGATTACCTACCTGAGCAGGAACTACTACACTTTCAACATTACTTTGTAGAAATATTCCAGATGCATTAGGAAACTTAATTTCTACACCAGGTCCAGGAGAAACTGGAATATCATAAGGAGGATAGCCATATATTCCTTTAATATCTGCATTTAATCCACCATCAGTCGCAAGAGACCATCCAATTCCAAATGTAATAGCAGCGATTTTAGGACAGTGTCCAAAACCATTACCACCACATAATGCAATTGCAGCATTATATTCAGTTAAACTAGCGAACCAAATTATATAATTTACGTAGGATGTAAACATAATTACACTTGGTCACAACCTAAAATAAGTTCACTTACATTTACGAGAGCCACAGTATTCACATATATTGGATGTGTTGAATCAAATTCAAGAGTCCAAGGACACCAACGAATATTCTTAGGGTCAAATCCATTAGCATAATTACCATACATTACAGTTCTATCAGTCATGACAACATATATAATCTGATTTACTGAATCATTCACCATTTGAATAATTCTATTCTTAGTTTTGAAATCTTGAGCTAACCAAGTAGTTTGCATTTTCCAGCTTAATTCCGGTAAAATATACCGACCATTAAACATCGTAATACCCTTAAAAGTAGATGCAACTAAATAGTCAATATTAGATGAACCAGAATCTAAAACTGTTGCAATTCCATGAACACCCGTTCCCATAGCAGTATCTACAAATGTAAAAGGCCAAGAAGCCGGAATATCACCATTATCTATAAATGCACCTGTTCTAGCTCTTTTGAAAAAATATAAAGCATCTCTTAATTCAGCCCCATTTGTAATTGGGTTTCCATCAGGAGGAAATAATAGAACACCATTAATCTGATGAATAGCTTCAGGTTCACCTACTGAACTTGCATAGCCAAGAGAAATATTATTATAATTACAGTAAGTAATTAATCTATTATGATATGTGCATAATCCAACACCTGCTGAAATTTCTTCAAAATTATCAATTAAATGACTTGCATCTAACAATAAATCTTGGTCATAAAATGATACACCAGTTTTAGTAGTAGTAATATTATCTGCAATAGTTGCATTGGGAATAAAGAACAATTGATATCCATTTACATCTCCATTATAATCTTGAATTACTTTAGATGCAACTAAATGACGTTTAGTAACATATGATAATGGAGATATAGCAATTGTAGAAAAATCAGCAGATAACAAAGCAGTCATAGTAAATGCAACTAGTCCCCCAGGTGCAGTAATATAACCAGTATCAGTTTCAAATACATAACCAAATATATGAATACCAGCATCATTATAACCAGCAGCTCCATTTACAACTGTTGCATTTACTGTAGGTTTAGTCCCCGCAGCTTTACGAGCAAGAGTTCCATCTCCCTTATAAACATACATGAATTCGCCGGCTAATCCACGTTCACGATTTAATCCACTCACTAATTCGGTAGTAAAAGGAGTAATAAATGCTCGCCCCGCATATGGAGTAAATCCAAAATCTGTCATTCCAGCAATAGTAAGAATGGGACCATAAACTATAGTAGCACTTTCAACATGATAGATAGTTCCCCCAGTAGTTAGAACTAAAAGTGTGTTCTTATCTGTAGTTGGATAATTATAAATTCTTAGAATATTCTTTAATGGAGTATTAACATTTTGATGTAAACCAATTCCATCTCGTGACCCAAATGAGTTATCACCAATAAATTTTAGATTATTACAATCAGAAAAATGGTCCATTGGAGTATCAACAATGACACCCCTATTATAGAGTCCATTAAATGAATCGAATCGGATGGGTTCGTGCTCACGCATTAGGATTTTTCCAACCTAATTGTTCTAAAGTAGATTCTTTTGCATCTATTAACGATATTACTATTAATTCCCAAAATGCGGAACCAAAAACTTTTCCTATCATTCTAAAAGTTAGAAATCCCCCATTATCTAATTCCTTACAAACCAAATCAAATTCTTCTTTATTAGGTTTTGATTGTCCATAAAATATAGGCATTAAAATTACTCCTAAAAAATTAAGTCATAAACTCATGTTTTGTATTTTTCTTTACCTGTGATTTTCTGACAAATATCACAAACTTGATTTTTATATTTCCAACAATCACATTTATGTTTCATGTCATGAACCCTCTTTTCTTATAAGCTGCTCTAAATGGTCTACGTCTCGTTAATATAGTTTGTTTACCTTTAACTCCAATTCCTGTAGCTCTATCAAGCGCGAGGATTGCATACTGATTAAGAGAATTTGCTGACGCTTGATTTCTCTCAATAAACTCAGCACATAAAGCCGCAGTTCGATATTCAAGAAATGTAGCAGCATTGATTACATTAATTAGAGAAGTCTCATCTACTAATGTATTAAACATAGTCTTGATATAATCAATTTTAATATCATTACTTCGATTAGCTGGTAAAAATGAAATAATTTGATTATTCCAAGTGTAAAAGCTAAATTTTCCTGTAGGAGTTCCTTCAAATTGATGTGGAATGTAATCCCTTCTTCCCATTGGAACATAAGGGTCTATTCCCTGTTCTCTTTCCCATAATTGTTGGGGTTCAATCATATCATCAGGAAGTTTAGGAACACCTACTCCATTAAATATGATTTGAGTAACTCCAGTAGGAATATTGATTAAAGTAGAAGAAAGTTGAGTTACAGGAATACTATTAAGTTCAAATATTTCCTGTAACTCTTGAAGTGCTATCTGTAAATAGGGTAAAACTGCCACATAAGTATAGGTAGTCCTCGCAGTATCATTCATTAACGAAGCTGCTTTAGCTAAAACTGTTGATGCAACGAGGTCTGCTGTAGATGGCATCTTATCTTCCTAGATTACTGAACAAATGTAAGACCCAATTCCTTTGCTTTTGCAGGGTCATTAATTGCATGACAAGTTGGACAAACTGGATACATAGGATTCAATAGACTCCCACAAGCCTTACATCGAACTGTTTCAACCATCTTGAAATCTTTCATCCAATCTTTTTCAAGATTCATTTCCTTTGCGGCTGTTCTCATACTATCACTAATAGCTAGAGGATTACCATTAGAACGTGCCCACAAAGAATCAGCTAGTTTAATTAACATAGAATACCAATTTCTCTGTCTTACTAATGCAGCATCCAATTCATGTTTATATGACTTTCGGATTTCTGCTAATGTAAAGGAACCTGGAACATAAAATAGTCCTGGCATAGTGTCAGACATATTACAACCAAGAATTCCATTACAATAATCCTTAATGATGGAATCTGCAATTTGAATACTTGATACTGGAATTTCAAGTAATGGTTGGTCCTCGTCAATTTCTCTCCACCAACTACTTGGACCAACAACTACGATAGAAGGATTATCATAACTACCTGCTGGAATGATAAATCTTCCAGGTGAAACTGTAACCTTTATTTCATCAATCTCATGGGGATAAATACTAACAATTGTAGTTTTATCCAAAGGATTTACTGGACCTCGAATAGTCCTTCTACGTGCTGCACTATGACCTGGAAACTCACCCACAATAGACATATTAACTCTCTTTCTGTAGCGATTGATATTCTTTTGGCATCGCTATTGCCTCACCTGTTATAGTTCTACCAAGTAGTGAAGATTCATCTCCAAATAGTTCTTCTGTTAATTTATTGATTCTCTTCTCCTTCATTTCAATTGGATTTTTAGACTCTTCATCAACATATTTAACTAAACTCCCTTTGCCTAATGCGGCATAGAGAGTATCGATTACAAATTTACATGCCCATACAGTTGGAGGAACATATTCTTCATTCTTACCCTTAAATACCCAAAGAGGTTCATATGATAACTTACTAACCGGAAGTTCTCTACTATCAACATCTGGAATAATAACTAATCGTTCAAGAACAAACTTTTCATGAATCCATTGTTTATATTTTGGAAGTTCTTTCAAAACTGGAGTAAGTAATTGAATTCCAGTATCAGTTTTATCAGTCATACGTATTTCATACTGGTCCTCAGACCATACCACGCGAAATATAGGTCTACCAGTCATTGAATCTAATCCAAATAAATCCAATAATTGCTTGTTTATGGATTCAATTGGTTCTGTAAGTTCCATATAATCTCCTGGGGGAAGGTAACTAACGTCACCAGATTAATTACCTTCCCCCATCCTACCATGCAGACCTACACCAGATTAAGCCGGAACAACTACCTTCGGGTCAGCAACAGTTGCCACAAAGTTACGCCAAACATCAGCAGCAACACACTTCTTAAATCCAAGTGCAATAGTAGTATCAACATCTACAGTGTAATTGTTGATAACTAAATTAGCTGCTGAACCACCATCCAAATTGATACGCCATCCGCCTTCAGTTGCATACAATCCCATGAAGATGTTTTCTTCAATGATTGAATTACCAAGAGCAGCAACGATATCATTGACATTCCCACGATGGAATCTATTTTTCACAATATGTGCAAATGTTGGTGACATAATACCACCATCAGCAGTATTATGAATTGCATATCCAGTTCCAAGTGCTTCAAAGTCACAATCTTCGATATGGATACGCTTACATTCACCAATATTGATTCCACTACCGGCAGCACCACCAGTAGAGAAGTAACAACCAATAACTCTACCATGTGAAGCATCAGGAATCAGTGCAGTTTCCATACGACGGAATCTAATACAATCCAATGCTGCTGGAGGCGCAAATTGAATGTTATTAAATTCCCATCCCTGTTCAAGCACCTGAATAAGTGCTTTATTAGCAACAACAGTTGTAGGTGCTAACCATGATGCTCCACCACCTGTAGGAACACCACCATTAGTAGCCTGTCGGGGTCTATTAGCAGCACCCATAACAGTTACATCAAATACACCAAGTGGTGTAATGGCCTGTTCGTATAGAACTCCTGACAAATAGATAATATCTCTAGAGCGAAGATTTGGTTTCAAATCCTCAAATGTAGTGAATGAACCGCGAGGTCCACCACCCTGTGGAAATAGATACTTAACATGGTTTACAACACCATAATCGTTAAGTAGAACTCTCTGATTTGCTTCTCTAGGTTCTCGCCAATATCCAAGTTGTGTCATCTGATTCTCCAGTCAAAGGACCAGTGTATTACTACACCAGAGAATGTTGTGCGTTTATTGACTGATATGCGCACCCCATCAGGCTTTTTACACTACAGCAGCGGGCCACCAATACTTAGTTGATGGGTCATAACACATCAGAATAGGTCTATTCTGAATAGGTTGATACGCAACTTTAATAGGATACAATGCACCATTAGTAAGCATTGCACCCGGAGCAGCATGAGTAAAGCAAAGAATTACTTCACAATACCCACTTGTAGGAGGAACAATATTCGCAAGCTGAACCTGGTCAGTTACAAATGTGAGTCGAGTCGTTGGTGTAAGTGTAAGTGCTGATGCAAGAGTTACAGGAAATGGCTGTAAATTTGACTGCACAACACTAAAATCCTGATGATTAAGGTCGCTCATTTTTCATATCTCCTTTGTATCTCTATACCTTAATAACCAGTAGGAACGCCAAGATTATCAATATAGGCACAAGCAGCAGGATTCGTTACGAATGTCTGCATACCCACAACCATATAGAAGATATCAGCGGTAGCTACACCACCAGAAGGACCACGAATCTCGAAAATCTTACGACCATCAGTTGTATAGAAACCAATGGGTAGAATTTCTCCACGACCCCAAACTTCATCAACAATGAAGTCAATTCTCCTTTTATCCCAGTTAAAGGAATCACGCAGACTAGCACCAGCCATCTGCATACCATCCCCAAAATACATATTCAGGGAT